ACCCGGCCTTTTCAACCTCAGAGCAGAAAGCCTTAATTACATTGGTCAAAGTCTGCCGGGAAAGCGTGCCCATCGTTCCATTGTCCTCTACGTCGTAATAGACGGGGTATTCGAATTGCTTGCCCTTAATGGTGTCCAGGAAGAACTTAGCCTCCTGGCGCGCCTCAGCCTCGGAAACCGCATAGCCGTAGTGGTAAGCGCCTACTGGGATCCCGGCGGCTTTGGCTCCCTTGTAATTGTTTTCAAACTGATTGTCCACCTGAGAAGGATCCGAAGAACCGAAAGAGGAACGGAGAATGGCGTAATGGATTCCAGCTCCTTTCACTTGGTTCCAATCGATTTTCCCCTGCCAGGTAGATACGTCAATACCGATAATCATTTTAACCACCCGCCGCTTTCAAGCTGGCTTTTCCTTTCCTCAATCTCTTCAGCGTTTTCCTCCTGGAGCCTTTTGGCGTCTTCCAGTGAGATACCCATAGCCGCCGCGGCTTCCTGAGGTGTTTTCCCGTAAGCGTAGGCCTTAATGATTTCTTTCTTTACTTGCTCTGTCATTTTGCTTCCTCCTATAAAGTAGTTCATTTAATTCCATAAACGGCGGTAATCATAGCGTTCGCGGCAAATCCAGAGCCGCCCGAACGGAGAGACGTGGAATTCGGGAAATAAAATCCCAAAGCCGTGTCGGGGGAGATTATGATCCTGGCCAGCCCGGAGCCGTCGCTTCCTCCGGAAACATAAGAATCACCGCCGAAGTCCGCGTGATTGTCCTTTGCTACAGGGAGTAAATTGCCGATGCCCCAGTGAAGTCCGGTGGAATTGGTAGTACCGGTCACCAGAAGCATAGTGAAGTTCAAAATGCTTTGGGACAGCTGAACTGTAGTATTATTAGTGGTCAGCTTGCCCTTCCATAAAGGAGTAACCTTGATCCCGGCGTCCGCTAGGGGAACCGCACCCACATCGGCGGCGGTTAGATTATTAATCGTATTGTTGGTGGTATTAATATCATTAGCCCCAAAGGTATCCCCTTCCTGGGTGTACTCCGTAGCGTCCTGGATTGTGCTGTAGCCCTGGGAATCCGTGGTGATAATGTACCGCTTTCCGCTCTCTGGCGGGATATAATCCTTATAATCCGTTTTTAAGTTTGTCTCCATTAAAACTCGCTTCCTTTCAACTCAAATGATAGCTTTGGACGGACGGCCTTCTGCCTTTGAAACGCGCTGTATAAGGATAATAGAATCCCCTCTATCCGATTTAGGTCGTCTACGGTAGGCGTAGCCCCGTTGGCGTACCAGGTCTTTTTCCCCGGATAACCGGGCGGCTTCCAGGTGCTGTTTACAATCGAATCCAGGTTGTTTTCGATATTGTTGATAATGGAAGCATAAGGGAAATCGGATACCGTTTGATCCGGCATGTTTACAATGGAAAAGCCGGGATACAATTCCTGAGCCAGAGCATATAGCACTTCAATATTTCCGGTAATCCGGTTGTAATCGGCGATATTGAACCAATCCCCGTTATATCTTCCGTTTTCGTCAGCAGGCTGTATCTTCCAATCCGTCTTAGGTGTTTGCCACGCCATTCAATTTTTCCTCCCCTCTCAGAATAAAGGTTTCCCGCATCGCGCCCTGGTTGAAATTGATGTTCGCTTCTACTACTGTGGCTTCCTTGCCGTTATAAAGAATTAAATCCCCCGGGTCTACTTCAGGATACCCCAGCGTTTCTACCGTGTACTGTCTTCGCTTGGAAAGATAATCCGCCATCCAGTCCGCTGTGTTTTGTCTAGCGGTATTGTCAGAAGAAATAGGGTTGCTGAACTCAGTTGCTTCACCTAAGTCACCAATTTCAGATTCATATGGTACGTTATAAGAGCTCGCGAATGTATACGCGTACCATTTAATTTTCGCCGGGCTGTCAGTTCCCGTGATTTTGATAAATGAGCAGTATGCGTAATGATCTTCTTCCACAATCACGACATTGGGGTCGTCACATTCAAATCTCTGGGAATAATAGATATCGCTGTTTTTCAGTTCTGTTAGAACATTTGGGGAAACCGAAACGGTTTGAACAGGTTCGGTTGGCGTTCCCGACCAAACGATACAATTGAGAGAATCATAAATAACCTTGCCGCATTTTTCCAGAAGCTCCCCTTTCGGGTTTCCGATGGTATCCTCCGAGGTTAATTCAAAATTCATTGGATAATGAACTTTAACCCGTTTTATTCGTCCACGCTGGTTTTTGGGATTCTTTACACAATAAATAAACAATCGAACGACCCTGTCAAAATTTTCTTTAAAATACAGTTTTCCGTTTTCCCATGTGCCGGAAGTATATTTTTGCATGACCGTTGTTAATTGGGTGGTGCCGCCCTGTGGTGTTGTGTCCCGGCGTGCTACAATATAAAATTGATCGATGCCGGAGCTTTCACCAATATCGATTTCCAGTTTCCCGAATGTAATGTTTCGGGTAAAATCAAGCTGGATTACCGGCGCTGTATCCGTTGGATTTTCCGGATAGTTTCCGTTGTGGTCAGGAAAAACATCTGATACATAACCAGAATTGACATAAGACCCGCTCTGAGGCAAAAACCTCATGCTGCCGTCGAGCCTGAAGAAATCCTCCTCAAAGGTGGCGTAATCCGGTGCTTCTGTGGTATCAAAAACGCCTCCCTGCTTGACCTTTCCGGAAACATAATAGGAATACGGAACCTGTGGTGCTCCAAAAGTGAACACTCCCATTGCAGAGGGTTCTATCTGTTCCCGATACCGGAAAATAACTCCTCCTTCCGGGCTTTGCTCCAAAGACGATCTGCCAAGATTCGCGATCAGCTGAAGGTTGGAAGCGTGTGAATCGTATTGCAAAGGAAGATATGAACTTGAATTTTGCAATCCCCAATCATCAGCCCAGTAATCAGTAATTCCCGCATCGGAAAATGTATCAATCGCCAAGTCACGAAGGGAATGTGTTTTACTATCCATCACACCCTTTTTGTAAGTAGTAGAGTTCAGCTTGTTAAAAATATCCTTGCAGGTAAACGTGGCGTTTACACCGTCCGTCTGCCAGCTTTGCAGCCAATAGGTAGAAGGTGACAGCCATTCGATGTTTCCCGATCCGTCCACGTCATACCCATACTGGATTGTAACAAGCTGTTCTTTTTGCAGAAACGTAATTAAACTGAACGAAGAATCAATGTTGTACCTGCCGTCCTCATTAAACAGCGTGAAAGACAGGGATTCCGCAGGCAGTTCTGTGCTGACAGGGCTTGCGGCCCGGTTATGGGTAATGGAGATAATATCCTCGTCGGAGAAGGAATAGGCGATACCGAACAACATACTGTTGATCCGTATTCTGTTGTACGGCCTCGCCTTAATAAATTCGATCCTGATTCGGTCTGCGTCTTCAATTCCCAGTTCTCCCTGATAGATCACATCGGTGTTGCCAGTAATAGACCAGGTGTTTTTCAACGTGCCGTTTTCATAGGCCGTAATGGTAAAATCAATTGGAGCAGTTCCGGTCACTGTATCAAACTGTAACGTAATGCCAACCATGCTGTGGAGAGTAGAAAAGGATACGTCAATATATGGATTAGAAAGGAATATTCCCGCGCCGTTGGAAACCGCGCTGCTGATATATCCGGTGTCATAAGGATTGGCGTCATTTAGAAACCTCTGTTTTCCGGTGAGCTGCCAAAAGTTCTGCTCCCAGGAAGCATAGCTTTCTGTTATATCGTTCACGCCGGTTTGGATTCCAGAGGGATCGGAAAAGGATACCCCCGGGGAAACCGTGAACGCCGCGTCGCCAAACGCGTATTGATCGAGAACACCGAAGCTTATCTTCGCGTGCATTTGATTCCGGATTCCCTGGGTGCGGTGGAGCTGAATCGCTTTTTGATATTCTGGAGAAACATATTTCATACGCCCACCGCCTTTAAACCTGAATCAAATTGGCGGTTACGTCCTTCCAAAAGGAGGGCCGCAGCGTCTGCGGATTTACCATATACGGGATTCCGGAACGGTCGCCAACGTACATGGTTAAATAGGTATAGTTGTTAATCCGGGGATCAAATACCCGAAAATGGTTCACGAACGAGCCACCCTGGGACCGGTCAAAGAGCTTCAGAAAATTCATCATTTCCTGCGGATAGAGAACAGGAAATTTCATTTCAATTTTTAATTTGTCGTTGCCGATTACCTGACCGATAAAGTTGCCATTTTGGTTTCGGCCTCCGTCAACTAAGGTGGAGATGCTTACTTTTCCGCTGTTTAATGCTGGGGCGGGGAGAGCGATTCCCCCGTCTGTTTCAATCCAAGCCAGTTTATCCCTCCTTATCACACGTGGCGTAATACCCCTGCCTTCAGGCATGGGGATATAAGCCACACCTTGTTCTCCCGTAAAGATTGCACCGATGCAAGCAACGTGGTACAATCAGGACGGTGATGTATGTGGAATATTCGTACAAATTCCGGCTGTACCCAAACCGGACACAAGAAAATCAGATCTTACGCACACTCGGCTGTTGTCGGTTCGTGTTCAACCACTATCTCGCCATACGAAAAGAAGTCTATGAACGAGATGGGCGAACATTCAACTACTATGACTGCGCCGGTGATGTGACCCAACTCAAAAAGACTCTGGAGTGGCTGCGAGAAGTGGATGCGACTGCCCTGCAATCCTCTTTGCGAGACCTGGACGCAGCCTACCAGAATTTCTTTCGGCGAGTGAAGCGGGGGGAGAAACCCGGTTACCCCCGGTTCAAGAGTAAGCACGACCACCGGCAGAGCTACAAAAGCAAATGCGTGGGGACAAATATCAAAGTTCTGGACAAGGCCGTACAGCTCCCGAAACTCGGTCTTGTAAAGTGTCGTGTCTCTAAAGAGGTTAAAGGTCGTATCCTATCCGCAACAGTCTCCCGCAATCCCAGTGGGAAATACTTTGTTGCCCTGTGCTGCACCGATGTAGAGATAGAGCCTTTGCTCTCTACCGGGGTGGCAGTTGGTCTTGACATGGGCTTGAAGTCGTTTGCTGTTAGCTCCGATGGGGTGGAATATCCAAACCACAAGTTCCTAACCAAGAGCCAGGAAAAACTTGCCCGTCTCCAGCGTCAGCTCTCCCGAAAAACAAAGGGGAGCAAGCGCAGAGAAAAAGCCCGGCTTCAGGTGGCAAGACTCCATGAACGCATTTCCAACCAGCGGCAGGATATGCTTCACAAACTGTCCTCTCAGCTTGTGCGGGACTATGACTTCATAGCCATAGAGGACTTGGCCCCCAAGAATATGGTGCGAAATCACAGGCTGGCCCGGTCAATCTCCGACGCTTCATGGGGAGAGTTTCGCAGGCAGTTGGAATACAAGGCAGGGTGGTACGGGAAACAGGTGGTCACGATTGACCGTTTCTACCCGTCCAGCCAACTCTGCTCTGCTTGCGGCGCTCAGTGGCCAGGGACGAAAGACCTCTCTGTCCGGGAGTGGAATTGTCCCTCTTGCGGCACTGTCCACGACAGGGATACGAACGCAGCAAAGAATATCTTGAATGAAGGGCTGCGCCTTTTGGCGTAGGCAATACATATGGTAGGGCGGGACACGCCCGAACCTATACGCTCGGGGAGAGTGCGTAAGACGCAACCACGGCGCGATACTCGCTGAACCGAGAATCCCCCGGATTTATCCGTGGGGAGTGTCAAACTGGAATTGTGCTGGTGGTCATGCGGTAGCCCTGGGCCTGTTCTACCTGCCGCTGGTTCCGGTATACCGCGCGTCCGTCAAGATTAATCGTCTCATTGATCTGGATCGGCCTGTCCGCTTGCTGGGCCTGGGCGGAAACCATAGCGTTGTACACGGCCGCGGCGATGGCTTCTGTAATTTGTTCGTTATTGGCTACCGCCGTCCTGCCGCCGATAGAACCGATCATTTCCGGGTTGCCCGGCTCGTTTGCTACAAACAACTGGCCGGGAGTGGGGAAGCCGCCAAATTCATACTGAGGAACAGGCACTCTTCCCAAGTATACTCTATTTAATAAAGTAACTCCTCCCCAGTTTTTTCCTAATACGTTTCCAGCCCAACTAGCGACATTATTAAATCCGCCCAGCAGTCCATTTATACCATCAACAATCCAATTTATTGCTGATTCAATTCCGCTGATAACGCCGTTCATTGCATTGGCGGCACCTTGTCTAACAGCTAACCATGCGGAAGAAAAAGCGCCGGAGATACTTGACGTAACAGTATCAAAGGAACCTGTGACCGGCTGAATTACATTCTTGTCAAACCATTGACTAGCGTTATTCCATACTCCCTGAATGTCAGTCCACAGGTTTGTAAAGAAGCCGGAAACATTTGTCCACACTCCTTTGAAAAAGTTTGTTACCGGTTGGACTACATTGCTATTAAACCACTCGCTTACCGGATTCCAAACACCTTGAATGTCTTCCCATAATTGTGTAAAAAATCCGGATACTTTTTCCCATAGCCCACTAAAAAATCCTACAATTGGTTCAATGACGTTCGTATTAAACCAATCGCTGACGGTGACCCAGACCGCTTGTATAATCAACCATAAGCCTTCAAAAAGCTGGGAAATTCTAGTCTTCAGTCCTTCAAAACCTGACACAATTGGTTGAATTATATTTGTGTTAAACCAATTACTAACGGTACTCCAAACATTTTGAATATCTGTCCATAGCTGTGTAAAAAATCCCGAAACACTTTCCCACAATCCCTTGAAAAAATCTCCGATTGCTTGAAAATGTTCTTGAAAATAAGTAACGATTTCCTCCCATACTGCAATTGTTTTTTCCTTGGCATCAGCTGCCCACTGTCCAAGGTTCAAATCTAAAATACTTTGCTTTACCCCTTGGAACCAATCTAAAATACCCCAGTCCTGCCCAAACAATTGCCCAATTCCATCAATAAATAAGAATAGGGTGTCAAACGGGAGAGACATCACTCCCAGCGTAAAATCTTTTATGCCGTTGACCATATCTTCCGTGTTCCATTTTGATAGACCGGAGAAAAATTCAACCAGCCCTAAAAACATGGTGGAAAAATCTCCTAAATTCAATAAGCCAAACTTTGCGGCAAATTCTCCGATATAA